TGGTATTAGTTGCTAAAGCACCATAACCTAAACCTGTATTATCATTAGCAGTTGTATTGCTATCTAAAGCAAAAGTTCCTAGTGCTGCATTTCTTGTACCTGTTGTGTTTGCTAACAAAGCATCTTTACCTACTGCCGTGTTGTTATCGGCTGTAGTGTTTGCTGCTAACGCACTTGTTCCTACTGCTACATTATTTGAAGCTGTAGTGTTAGCAAACAAAGCATCTGCACCAACGGCTGTATTACTAGCACCTGTAGTGTTTGTTTCTAAAGCTTGATAACCAAGACCAGTATTAAAATTAGCTGTAGTGTTTGCTGCTAAAGCTTCTTTACCTAATGCTGTATTACCACCACCTGTTGTATTTTCCTCTAAGGCTTGATAGCCAACTGCTGCGTTGTTTGAGCCAGTTGTAGTTTTTTGTAATGCTTCAGTACCTACTGCTGTGTTACTACTACCTGTTGTTAGTTCATCACCAGCATCAGCACCTACTGCAGTATTGTATGAGCCTGTTGTAAGTTTAGTTAAGGCTTGATAACCAATACCTGTATTACTATCACCACTTGTTAAGTCATCAAATACTTCATGTCCTAAACCTGTATTATTAGAAGCAGCATCTAATGTGCCTGTACTAGCATCGTTACTAATAAGTAAGCTGTTTGAAAAATCTGTTATGTTGTATTTAATACCTACGCCATTTATAGCACCTACATTTAAACTGGCAAAAGCATCTACCATAGCTGCTCCTGAACCTGCTCCATCGGAATAAATTACTTTTACATCACCAGGTGATATGGTTATATTGGCACCACTGCCTTGTGAAATAATTATATTTTGTGATCCAGATGTTCCGTTTTCTATAAACCAAAGTTTAGATACTGTGTTTGGTCCAATAGTAATAGTACAAGCACTATCAAGAGTACCTGTGTATTTAAGATACATTGATCTACCAGGATCTGTTGATCCGTCTGCTATTGTAGTTGTATGAGTATCTGCGTTTGTAGTAATAGCTTCAGTGCCAAAGCTAAAGGCCTCAGCTATTAATTCTAAGTTTGTATTCGTAGAAGTACCCCAGGTTCCTGACTCATCACCTGTCGCTATTTCTTTTAACCTTAAATCATTTACATAAGTTGCCATATTCTATGCTACCTCTTCCCAATTTGGAGTTTGTGTTTCATTTATTTCAGCAAAGGATGAACTTTGGTCAGTATTTATATTAGCATAATTTTTCGTTTGTGTATCATCTATTAGCGACCAAATAAGAACTGAGCCAACTTCTCCTGTAGCTGCAACACCTGTAATACTTATGTTTCCTTTACCTGTTATGGTGATAGAACCTACATTACCTGTAGCACTAACGCCATCAATATTAAATTTTTCATTATGGTGAACGGTTACTGATCCTACTGCTGATGTTGCAGAAACACCAGATATTACTACGTTTGCTTCTCCATCTACATCTACGCCAACACTACCAACTGAGCCTACAGCTCCTGGTGCATTAGCAACAGCATCACCATTTACACCCACACCCCCAATGGCTGATGTTGCAGATTGTCCTGTTGGTACGATGTTTGCTTTAGCAACTGTAGATACGGTGCCTAAAGCACTTGTACCAACTTGAGAGGATGGTGTTATGTTAGCTTTTGCTACAACCGTAGCTGTGCCAAGAGCAGATGTAGCTGATTGACCTGTAAGAGTTAAGTTAGCTTCACAATCAAAAGTAGGAGTTCCTACTGATCCAGTTGCTGATTGTCCTGCTGGGATTACATTAGCTTCAGCTACAATAGAAACAGTGCCTAAGGCACTTGTAGCTGCTAAACCTGTAAGAGTAACTGGATTTGGTTCACCCCAAGTATCAGAACCCCAAGTTCCTCTACCCCAACCAGTTATATTAGCCATTTTTGGCTAGCCTTAAGCTATTCTGATTATAGCTGTACTTGCTGCTGCTGCTGGAAAAACTATGGTAAAGTCACCTGCTGTTGATGTCTTATCGCCACCAAAGTCTATTGTAGCTACTGATTTATCACTATTAGTGTCGTTATAAATCAAACAACCTCTTGCAGTTACCGTAGCTGTACCAAAAGTTAAATCCGCAAAATCAGTAAAACCAGTAGTCCCAGAACTTGTTGGTGCTACTTTAGTTAATGCGGCTCCTCCTGCTGTGTAGTTAGTACCACTTACTTCTTGTGAAGTTGAATAAGCAGTTGTAGTCGCTCCCATGGTGGCAGAACTTGTATAGAGAGCAAGTTTAAAAGCATTACCATTTGTTGCAAAATTGTGCGTTGCTGTTAATAGTTCTTTTTTAAAACTTGTAGTTAATGTTGATGTAATGGCCATATTAAATACCTTTAATTATTTTTGCTATATCTTCACTTCCTTGACCAGATAAATCCTGTATCAAAGTTGCTTTATAAGATTTTAACGCATTTTTTATATAAATCAAACAAACCTTGTAAATCATATCTCTGTATGCTCTTGCCTGTTCTTTGATATATGGATCTTCACTATCACTTGTACTTACTATTTTTTCTGTTAATCTCTCTGCCCAAAACTCTGGTGGGTGCCCACCATAATTAGATGTTTTAGTTTCTATTAAGCCTAATCCAGGTATTCCTGCTGGTGTTATTTTATCTACCATTTGTTTGGCTCAGGTGGTTTTAAATGTGAATCGTTACGATCTATTAGCGTAGGTTTTTGCATACTAGCTATCATATCTAAATCGCTTACTCTTTTTATTTCTAATCCATCTTCTGTTGGTAATACAACGTAAGGATCATCTAACCTATGATAACCATACAACTTTTCATTTGGTGTTACGTTTGCATCAAGAAGTGGTGAGCTTTTGGCTACTTCAACTTGAATATTATTTGACATACATTTGCTTAACCAAAACTCTACACAAGCTCTACCAGCCTCAGCAAAATGTAAATTTTCTTTGTAAGAAAAATCTATGCCAAACATTTTTATTGTTTTAACTTCATTCCAATATGCAAAAGCTACAGCGTAGGCTACTGTGTTGTTTAAGTAGTGACAGTTGGTTGATCTGATAACCTCTTGTAAAGGATACTCTACTAAGCCTGGACATCTTTCATCTAATTCACATGTGTATATCGGACCTTCATGATGTTGCAACATATCTCTCAAACCATTAGTTTGACCGCCTGCATCTTCTGTATCAAGAAATCTTGATGCAGGATCCATCATGAATACTCTATCGTGATAACAAACAGATGCAACTCCATTGATAGCCCATACTTCATCAAAGTCAGCTCCGTGTGATTTTGCTAAACAATAATCAAACCAGCTATTGCCCATACCAACTATGGCAACTGTTTTGCCTTTCAGGCTTTCAATTTGTTCCATTTATTTTACGATACCGTTGTCCTCAAAGAATCGTAGCGGTATTCATCTCTCCTTCCACGTGCCTCTGCAAGATTTTTCAATCTATTTATTTCACTTGCAAAGCGTTGCTCGTATTGCTGTAATAAATCATTTTCACCTTTCATAAATATGTAAGCTTCAACTAGACTTCCATATAGTAAAGCGTTTCTAGCATTGCTAGATACCCAAGTGCCTGTGGTGTCTGTAACTAAAGAATTTGGTTTGTATAGATAATGTAACTCAACATTGTAGTTTGAGTCTGGTACTGGAGCTACGATAATTGTAGAGCCATTGTTTGATGCTGTAGATAGTTCTTTATCAAAGTCTCCATAATATTTTGGCAATCCTCTTAAAGTTGAATCAGTTGGATCAACAGAATATTCACGCATAAATGATGGATGTTTTTTATCTAAGTAATGATAATCTCCGTTACCGTCTATAACTGCTAAAGAAAAACTTGTTTGATAATCTGTAGGAGTTGTAAGGTAAGTGTTACCTGATGTTAATGTGCCTGTTACATTTTTACGAAAAAAATCAAACTGTACCAATTCAAATATTCTTTCTTCAGCGTTTTTAATAAAATCATCAAGTGTTGCTACAAAAGTAGTTTCTGTATTTTGAGTATAGTTCTGTATTAATGTTTTTAATTCTGATAATGTCATACTGTTATTGTAACCTCACCAACTGAACCTGTCATTTCATAACCTAATATTTTAGATCCTATTGGATCAGCAGTCATAGATGAATTTAAGTTGCCATCATTAGTATAAACTACTCCTTCGTTTATTTCTAAATCATTATTAGGTCTAGGTTTATATAAAGCTTCAGGATCAGAAACATGTGGTAATGGCTCAAGTTGTGGATGTTTTGGATCAAAGCAATCTCTACAAGTCTTTGCTCCGTTCCATTCTTCTCTTAGCTGAGATAGTTTGTATTCAAAACCACACCTGTCGCAAAGGGCTATTGCATATTTACCAGTGGCGTATGCCATATTAATATCCGTTTCTTAGATAAGGAGATATTCTAAAAGAAGCTGTATCTTCATCTTGAGACATAGCTCTTTCAAACTCATCTTCATACATTTGTTTTAACATGCCTACTCTTTCTGGTGCTTTCTTAATTGCTATGTAATAAGCAAGACCTGCTGCAAAACAAGGATAAAATCTAAATGGCATGTCCATAGTATTAGTAGCAGTATCAGCATCATCCATTCTTACTAACTTATTAAACACTAATACATCAGTGCTGTTCTCTGGTGTTGGCCATATATTTAAAACAGGACTAACTTGTTTGTCTAAGAAGAATTGATTAGGTCTAGCTTGAGTAGATTTAGTTGGAATATTTAAAAATTCACTTCTGCTAATTTTTGTCATTTGCAGATCAAGGTTAGTACCGTCAGTATCTCTTCTTAACGAGCAATCTAATATATCAATAACATTAGAATCTAAAGTATATTGATTAGTGCCTTTAGTTACAGTTTGAGTTGCTTGTTCTATAGTCCACTGATTTAATCCTCTATTAGCCCATTCAGCTAACATAAGGTTTATAGATCGTTTTGCTGTTTTAAGATCATACCCTGTTCTAAGTTCTAGCCCACATCTTTCAAAGGCTTCTTCAACAAACTCAGTTACATCTGGTTCAAAATTTGTACTACTTGATGTTGTCATATTATTTTCTTCTTCTAACTACTTTTTTCTTTTTTAAAGGTTTAGCTTTTTTTTGATCTTTATTTATTTTTTCTAATTTTTTAGCCTGAGCAGCATGTAGCTTACTTGCTTTTTTCAAACCTTTTATAATTTCATTTAAGTCTTTAGTATAGTGCATATTAATCTTCCTCTGGAGCGTATAGATTATTAAACGTTATGTTTGGATCCATATAACTCTCATGTTGTTCTGCTGAATGAATCCACTGAGATGGCATAAAGTCTGGTGCTCCTTCACCAACACGCCATAGTGCAGGGTTTGTAGCTCTAACTCTGTTATTAGGTAAAGCCACAAAGTTACCAGTATATTCACCAGCGTCTGTTAAATATAACACATGTGATTGCTTATGTTGAGCAGAATCATCAGCTATTGAGTTTTCTGTGTAATCTACCGTAAACAAATATTTGCCTGTATAGAAGTCTCCACCTATCTTACAAAGCCAAGGTGATGAACTAACTCTATCCATAGTAACAACAGAATGATGGTGGCTAAGGCAATCCCAAGGCTGTGCTAAATGATCCTCCATAGGAGTTGGCCAATCTTGTAATGGTATGTCTGCAACTAAGGCTTGAATAGGCATTCTTGCCCACATAGCACCACCGTGAACATTTGGTGCGTCTTCTTCATCGTCTATTTCACACCCAGTAAAAACTACTTGAAAACTTAGTGATCTATCTGGAATAGTATTGACAGCAATAACAAGAGCATGTAGATACTCTCCATGATAATTGCTGTGGTTAGCTGTAAACTCTTTTCTTACCCAGCATTTAAACTGAGGTATATTTGAAATCAAATATGACAAAACGCTCTCTCCTTTGTTGTTGTGAAAAAGTTATTAAACTTTTCCACCTTTAGCCATATACTTAGTGCCTTTCATAGCACCGCCTTTCGCCATATACTTTGTACCCTTCATGGCTCCACCTTTTGCCATGTATTTAGTACCCTTCATAGCACCACCCTTGGACATGTATTTGGTTCCTTTAGCAGCACCACCTTTAGCCATATATTTAGTTCCTTTCATAGAACCACCTTTAGACATATATTTAGTGCCTTTGACTACTCCACCTTTAGCATAGCCTTTAGTTCTTTTAAACATAATTCACTCCTATGAATATTTAGTTTTCTTTCTTCTGTTGCTCATTACTTTACCACAACCTCTTGCAATTTTTCTAACTTCTCCACCGTCTTTCATGGATACTTTAGCTTTCTTAGTATTAGCAACAACAGTTTTTCCTTTTGATCCTGCTGTTTTTTTCTTTCTTGCAGTCTTAGCTCTTTCTGCTTTACTTAAGTTTAATGCTTTTGCTTTTGGTAAACAACGATCTGGATTCTTTTTATCTTTACTTGTGCCACATGGGCCTTTAATAGAACCGTCAGTTCCGATCCTTACCCACTGTTGTTTTCTCCACTCAGCTAACTGTCCCATTATCTTAGTCTTTCTTTCATAACGATACCTTGTCCTCTTATATTAACAAGTCCACCGTCTTTCATTTTCTTTGTTTTCTTTTTTGATCCTTTAGCGTAGTTAGGATCTTTGCAATACTTAGATGCAGCCATATTTGCGTAAGCTGAAGGGTATGTATCAAAAGTTCTTTTAGCCCAAGCTTTACCAGCTGGACATATTTTACCGCCACTTTTAACTTTCTTAGCCATTTAACACTTCCATCTTCTTCTTGCTTGCCTAATTCTTGAATTAGGATTGTTTCTTGTTTTAGCAGAGCTACGTTTTAGTTGTCCTGCTGATCTTGCACAATAAGACTTTCTACGTTTAGCAGCCTTGCTACCCTTTTTAACTATACCTGTTACGGCTGTTTTTAGTTTACTGCCTGGATTTTTTTTCCTATACGCACGCACTCCTTTTTTAGTCATGCCTGCACCAGACTTGGTAGGGCGGAAGTTTCCACCCTTACCAGTCGTTCTACGTATATTTTTAGTTCTTCTTTTTACAACCATTCATTAATAGCTTTTGTTTAAAACTAAAATGACAGAGTAAGCGTCACCATCTGAATGAGCTACTGTTGTAAAGTCAATATCTCCAGTTATGCCAGAACCTGCATTATTAGGTATGCCAGAAAATAAATCATAATATTCATCTCCTGTGCTATCTGCTGGTAATGGTATAGCTAAAACATTAGTAGTTGCATCAAATTCTATATCTACACCCATACCTCTGGTTGCCCAGTAAATACGTGATATAGAAACTCTACTGCAAGACTCTCCTAAATTGTTTTTAGCTAAAGCTGAAACATCAACTTTTTTAACAGAAGATTCACCCGTTCCGTCAGATTCGTTAGTAAACTTTAATATTGCTACTCTGTCACTATCATGAATAGTTTGAGAAGTTACTGTATCTGCCATGAGCTACTCCTTATGCGTCAGCAAATGGTGTTACTAAAGTTCCTGATCCTAAAATAATACCTTCTACAGCATACTTAGCTGAACCCATAGCAGTTACTTTTACGATACTGCCTGCTAGTCCGCCCTTGGTAGATCCATTCATAGTAATAACATCATTAGATGAAGCTGAAATAAAAGTTTTACCAGTATTGTCATCTACACCTGTATATAAACCACCAACAAATTTATCTGTGCCATCAGTAAGAATATCCATATCTGTAGCTGCTGTTTCAACTACAAAATAGAAAGAAACACCTAAGTTATTTAATTGGTTAGGATCTTCGTTAGTTGATGGAGTTGTAGTTACAATGCTAGGCAAAGTAAACTTACCGTCTGCATCATTACAAGTTAATATTTTTCCAGCATGAGCTGCAACTGTAAGAGTAGTATCTGCTGTTAAGCTAACTACTGATGCGTTACCTGCTGTGATGAATCCAGATAATGATTTAACTGGTCCACTAAAAGTCGATTGTGCCATAATTTTTCTCCCGAAAAATAAGTTCTATTATCTTGGCTTGTCTGCTAGGTCAG